ATCACAATTAGGGATGGTATTGAATGGGAAACAAGAAGACTGAAAAGAGGAAGGCGCAGCGGCAAAGGCAAAAGGACTTCGATGCAACTCAGCGACGGAGCGACCAGCGGACTATACAGAAAGAAAGAGAAAAGCTCCTGATCAAACAGGGGATACTAGAGCATCTCACATCAACGATACGGAGAAAAGAGCAGAGGAAGAATTCTGCCCCTATTCCGATATCGCTGAGCGAAATGCTACTTCAACCTGTATATGGTGAGAATGAGGACAGGTTAGAACAGGCGATGAGGCGTATTCTCGTCCCAATCAATGAGGATATTATGACTCGTATTGGGAGGAGGTCGTTGTTACACTTCGCCCCCCTAGTAACGGAAGAGCATTTGGCATACCCCGGTTTATTCAGAGGTGCAATTCCTCTTATTGAACATGAGCGAAAGTATATGGAGCGCCTTAATCCGCGCTCCCTATACTCTCCTGAAATACTACAAGAACAGTATAACAACTTAAAGGTAGTTAACAGGCTGTCAAAATCGGCGCACATGCAAACGCTACAAGAAGCCGCAGGGAACGTCAAGGAATATTTGAATTTACAAACACTTCAAGTATCACCCGAAGCATCCCTATCAGCGTTACTTGTTAAGGAGACGGAGACATCAGCGAGCTCACCGTGGTATGCCAGGCGCTCGTTCGTTGCTTTTCCGTACTTAAGCGACGCATGGAAATCATTCGATCCAGTAAGAACCGACAAGGCAGAGTTCGCTTGGCGTGAGTTAGGTGAACCCGATATACTCGACTATGTTGGTGGGAAGCCGTACCCATATGCCATAAATTACCGTGTGGAAGCATCTTCTGACCCAGACACGACTAAGCATAGGGTTGTGTGGGCGGCACCGCTTCCGCACCAAGTACTAGAAAACCAGTTTGCGCTGGGTATTGTGCACCAACTGCAGGTAAGTTATGAGGGTATTGATGGTAGGACGATGTCTCAGGATGAAATGATAGCTGGGGACGAAGAGCATGGGGGAATATTTACTTATGTACCCACGGCCCTCTTGTACCAGTCATTGATGCAAATGAGATCGACATCTATCAATTACGATACTCTTATGATATCCCTAGACTACGAGCAGTTCGATCAGCATGTTTCAGCAGAACTAATAGAGTATGCGTTTGATGCTTTGGCCGTGCCCAGGACCGGTGACGGGCTTGACGTTAGGAGAAAATTCATTTATAAGAAACTCCATACGCCATGGGGCACAGGTGAGTTCACTGGGACAGTTCCATCTGGATCTGTCTTTACTAACCTAGTGGACTCCGCAGTTAATGCAATCATTATTGAGTATGTACTGTTAAGAGCCGATGTTAACGGATATTACCGAGTTAACGGCGATGACAGTGTACTCTCAACGGATACCCATATTGCGTTACATGAAATAGAGGAGCTTGCAGGAGAGATAAGTGTCCTTATCAACCAGTCTAAGCAGATGATTTCACGGAAGGAGGGATTCTTATTCAATAATCAGTATTGGGGACCAGAATTTCAGGGACCAATGCCATCACTGAATAAGATGCAAAATAGTATTTGCAGGCTAGATATGGTAAAAGCCGATGTACCCTCTTCTGATAATATCGAATTGCTTAGGACAATGCAGGTGGTAGAACTATGCCAGGACCATCCCATGTTTCCAGCTTTAATGAATACGCTGGTGACAGCGGTTGGTGATGATGGTAGGTTGTTGATGGACTATAATTATAGGATCCCGTTAGGGATGCAAGAGCTCTCAGACGTTGGATTCCTTCCAGAGGAATCATCCATGTCGTTATTGGAGAGGTACGCATTCGTAGATAATTACTTACCAGCAAAGCTGGCACGTGCTGAACCTAGGAAAGAAGAATACAAGGAGAAGAATAATGATGAAGAAGAGAATGGACTTGCGTAATTATACATTCGCAGATCTGATGAAGGTACCTTTGGTACAGAAGCGGATACAGAGGTATATCGACGAACCTAAGTATTTAACCCAGACTTCAGG